CTCTAAACGCTGGGTCGATTTATTACCTCAGGCTAAAGATGCCCTGGCAAAACAATATGCTCTCACCGGTGGGCTTAAGCCGGTAAAGATTAAAGTGCTACAACGAGATAACCGCACGGTTAAAGCCGAAACCTTTAGGCCGGTATTTATCAATGATTCAACCGCCCGCGCTTATGAAGATGTTAAGCACTTTAACCGTAATTTTTTCATTAAGCATTTGGTTAAAGCCGAGGTGCGACATCGATGCGTCTCGATGTGCCGACATACGTTTGCATCGACCATGTTAAGCATGGGCACGGTGCCAATCAATTGGATTTGCGACCAGTTAGGCCACACCAGCGACGCAATGCTGCGGCGTAAGTACGCCAAACTTTTTAAACGACAACGCTCATTCGACCCAGTGCTAATTGCTGGTGGCGCGTTTGATTTGGGGGTAGACGATGCAAAAGGTGAAATTGAATAGCTGTCTGACATTTACGGCCACAATAGTTATTGTGATTTATTCTTGGCCATATTTTTGAAAAATCATCCCTTTTCGAACCCTGTTACTTGCGACCATAAAAATAAAAATATTATTAAAAACAATGAGATAGCATCCTAAAATATTGTTTTATTGGCTATGAAAGTTCCCGAATTATTCCCGAGCATATGTTATTAACTCTGTGCACAGACACTTATGTGCCAAAAAACGACAAAAGCCCCGAAAACTTTTCAGACACTAAAAAGTGGGTAATAAAGGTAACATTTTTTTAAAATGCTCATAACACTATGATTTTAAAGGATTATTCGGCCAAACTTAAAGGTAATTCTAGGGTAATATTGGGGTAACATTGGGGTAATATGTTACCTTTTTAAAAAGTAATTTATATAATTAAAAAATGCATATAAAACAAAGACTTAAAAAATATTACCTTTAAGGTTACCCCAATGTTACCTTTTTTGGTAATTTTTAATTCCTTTAGAATCAATAGCTTAGGCCTTAATTTATGCTTTATTACCTTTATTACCCGCTTTTGATTTCGAAACCAAAAAAACCACCAACTATCGTTCTGCCTGACCTTTTTTAGTGCTGCTTTAAACTATGCTATCACGCATAAATTTGCACTAATAATAAACCCAGACAAATGCTCTACAGCCCATGAGCCATGGCGCTTTGATCATGTGTGCGCACAATTAAAAAACAAAACCTTTAAAAAGACCGAAGTGCGGAGCGGGGAGTGCGTTTTGAGGATATTGGGTGTGAATTTTAGACAGGCGAAAAAAAAGAGGGCTTAGCCCTCTTTGGTTTATGTGATGCATGTGCTTTATTTTATTAGTTTTGCCGCGGTTAAATATAACTTAACGAGCACTACGCATGCCCAGCCCAATATGGCAGGAATGATGGAGCCAATGACAGCAATGATAGATAGGATTATCAATGCCCAAGTTGGCCCCGCGTAGATGTCGTGCCCCTTTTGCATTGTATTAATATAAGCATTTAGACAGTGGTCTTTGCCGTCGTACGGGTAGAATGCAAAGTCAATAAATAGCCTAACTGGGCAAAATGCCTTTGATAGCGATTGCTCTAGCCAGTAGCATCTCGCACTGATTGTAACGTTAGGGTTACCTTTTGCGAACGCATTACCAACCTTATCGATAGCAACTAAAAATATAAAAACAGAGTATCGTAAATTATCCCAATACATATCAACCCCCAGCCGATTTCTTGCCGATGCCTTCATACTCTTTAAACTTAATAATCTCTACGCCAAAATAATCGTTAATCTCGAGCATGCGGTTTTGCACGGGCACGATCTCAGTGTTATGAGCCAGTTCGTCTGCGGTACCAGCATCACCAAACCCACCAGCGTTTTCGGGCGTGCTACCCAACAGTTGAGGTGATATCCGATGGGCAATCAGTATGTCTGCGCGAGTGGCCTTTGAGATATTAAAAAATTCATCCTTTGCGGTGGCTTCGGCCAGCGGCATCACCTGCAAGCCATCCTTTTTGCCGTTGGGTGCATACATTAAAAGGTTTTTAAAGTTGCCGGGCCCCTTACTTTTTGCCAGAGCATCTTGCAACTCTTCGACGTCTTTCATATCGTTGACAGCATCAGTCATGTAAATGATGTACCCCGCGTGCGAACCATTGAGATAATACTTCCGACGAAATAACGTTGACGACTCATTGAGCCAAACAGATTGCAGTCCTGACAAATATTGTGGCTCTCCGTAAATTTCGTTTTTAGTAGATGGGTCTAAAAAATGATAAATTGCACCAGGGTCAAACCAATGCTTATCTTTGTTCTTACTTAGATACAAATACTGATCGTTTTTAACAGCCTTGCGAGTGCTCAGCGCCGGCGATGACTTAAACATAAGCGCCCCACCCAGTGGGGTTTTGACTCGCTCGAGATAAGCATTCGAAAACATAAAATAATTCATCGCGAACTTATAAAATTCCGAACTCTTAAGCCGCTTGCTAGGTATAAAACTAGACGATAGCCTGTTAATTTTCCACCAAAGTGCGCTACCGTGTGCGGGTGAGCTTTTCGCCGCCTTTTCTAAGCCCTCAAATGATATATGCGGCTCATAATAATCATCATGTATCGAGAGCTCCATGTAGTCTAAAATATCCGACTTATCCATCATCGGGACAGCATCGTCGATCCTAAACTTAAAGTCGCCGCCACCGGCCATTGGCTCACTAGCCCTAGCAACTGGCTTAGATAAATTGCGCTGTAAATTTTGCATTTTACTCATTAAAAAATACTCATCATTTGTGTTTTAACGCTTTGATCGTCCGAATCATCTGTCAAAGCAAATTCCCGACGATCGATTGCATTCATTAACGCCCAAGCCACATCACCATGACCGGTCTCGGCCGTCCTCGACGTTTGATAACTAACCGACTTACCGCTGGGAGTGACATCCTTAGACACAGTCAAAAGCGACAAAGTAATATCAACCCAACCCGCATCGTACTCAAGCTTACGATCATTAATCACCTGCTTAAGCTTGAGCACCAACCTATTTTTAACCTCAACGCTATAAGTGATATCGACCGCCGCTGGGTAAAAGCTCGTGACCAACTCATAAACCGCACGCCCCATCCCAGTGACATCAATGCCGATATAAGTCACATTATATTTTTTCGTGATCGCCTTTATTTGTGCTGCTTGGTCTGCAAAGTTCATCCCGTTAAACGACAGCCGCTCAATAATTCGATAAGCCCCCCCAGGGACTATCGGCGGTGCAACAACAACCAAAGAGCTATCATCAGTTGTGCGCGATGGATCGTAACCCACCCAAACCTCGCGGTTACCAAGAGGCCTAACCAACAGCGGCTTAAAGTCGCTCCACTTAACCCAACTATCAACATAGCAATACTGCAGCTCACGCAAAGAAAATATACTTAACTGATCATCAATGAACTGACACATCAGCAAATTGTCGTAATCTTGCTTGCTGTATTTTTTCCGCAGCTTCTCTAAATTAAATAAATTACAACCGCCAGCCAGCGCATCCTCAATAGTGACCATCTGTCGCCACTGGCCATCATCGCAGAGCACCCCAGCCGCCAAAGCCTCGTGCGATATATCAATGGCAATGTGTTCTTTCTTGGGTCGGCCCTTATTAAAGTGCTTGCCGTTCCAAAAAACATAACCGTCGTGAGTCGTCGTCGAAGGCGTAGAAAAATAAGTCTCGCGATACTTTTCTTGCATCGCCATCCCAGACGCCACTTTTTGCAATTCAGCAAAGCCGTGAGTCCAAAAATACTCATCAAAATACAAATGCCCGTGGTAACTTTGCGCCGTCTTACTGTTAGTGCCTAAAAAGTAAAGAGTGGCACCATTCCATAATTTTATCGGGTCGCCTTTTAACTCAACGCCCGTAACATCATAAACAAAATCTAAAATGTAATTTTTAAATACATGGGCTTGCGCCTTAGATGCAGATAAAAATATCTGGTTATCACCCGTATTAATCGCATCAACAATAGCCTCGTGAGCAAAATAAAAAGTCGCACCAATTTGTCGGCTCTTTAAAATATTGCGCACATCAAACTGCTTAGCCCCATGCCAAACCTTTTGATAGTCAAACATATCCTTTAAAAAAGCATCATTAATGGCCTGGCATTGCTCCTCGCTAAGATAATTCTTCTTAGCACTATCGAGCTTCTTGCCTTTGCGCCTTTTGCTCAGCCGGGGGTTCAAGTCCGAGCCATTGCCAGAGGCCTCATAGCGCCGGATTTTTGCCGCGCGCTCAACCTCCTTGCCAATTGCGTCCATCTCCTTAAGATCAGCATCGGTCTTGTTTTCCTTCGCCATCAGCAAATAATAGCGAGCTTCCAAATGCCCCTCAATTTTTTGCAAAGAGCTAGCGCTCTCCCATTTTTCGCGCTTTTTCCAGCTCGCAACAGTGGCATAAACTAACGCTTCGCCCTCAGAGCTTACCACCTCAACAATCTGAGCAAGGCTATAGCCCGCCCAAAACATATTCCTGCAGCGGGTTTTAATTGGTATCACATTCAACATAAGCAAAATATAACCGTTGGCCGCCATCAAAAAATTTTAAACAAGCCATCAAGTGACTTAATAGCTTGGTTATGCTTGCCAACATCTACACACTCGCAACAATAGAAACCAATTAAACAAATTTGGACTATAGCAATGACATGGTTTTGTATTGCCCGAGAGGGCGGCACGATAGACGGCCGTAAAATTACAGCAGAAATGCTAAGCACCGCCGCAAAAAATTACGACCCAAAAATTTATGGCGCTCGCATTAACAAAGAGCACATGCGCGGCGTATTCCTAGAAGATCAGTTCGGCGCATTCGGCGACGTACTCTCACTAAAAACCGAAAAAGACGAAGGCGGTAAAGTTTGCCTATACGCAACACTCGACCCAACGCCCGAGCTAATAGAGTTAAACAAAAAGCGCCAAAAAGTGTATACATCAATCGAGCTATCACAGCTAGAAGAGTTCGAAGGTTTTTACCTGTCAGGTCTAGCTGTTACAGACTCGCCAGCTAGCACCGGCACATCAATGCTTAAGTTCAACGCCCAAAAAGATGTCACTTTTAGCGCATCAATCCCCGACGAATCCGGCGTCATGCAAACCGTTAATTTCAAAACAGCAAAAGGCGCCCTCTCAGACTACATAGAGACAGAGCTTAACTTTTCGGCGCCCAGCGAAGATGGCGAAAGCTTCTTCAAAAAAATTAAATCATTGCTACATAGCAACAAACAAAACAACGATGCAGATATTAAAGACCTGCGCGAAGCCGTCACCGCTGTTGCCGAGTTCCAGTCCTCTTTAGACAAGCGCATCAACGAGAAGGGCGCAACCGTCACCACCGAGCAATACCAAACATTAAAAGACGACTTCGACGCGCTAAAAACGCAACTAGAAGCAATGCCGTCTTTTACTCATACGCCACGGCCAACACAAACCGGTCCAGCCGAAAACTTAACCGACTGCTAAGCCGCGCAAAAGTATAGCCGCACACAGCCGACAAACAGCGAACAAACAGCGAGAACGTAATGGATCAATTATCCCAGCAAAATTTCCACCAGTTTTTATCACAACAGGCCAAGCTTAATGGCGTACAGTATGCCGCAGGTAGCAACAGCCTTAACTTTGCCGTCGACCCAGCGGTCGAGCAAAAGCTCGAGAAATTAATCCAAGAGTCGAGCCAGTTTTTAAGCCGCATCAATATGTATGGCGTGCGCGATATCAAAGGCGAAAAAATAAAAATGGGGGCAGGTAGCAGTGTTGCATCGCGTACCGATACCACCGTCAACGATCGCGCAACCAGCGACCCAACCGACACTGATGCCACAATGTACGAGTGTGCAAAAACCAACTTCGACACCCACATTAAATATTCACTAATGGACCTATGGTCGTCGCATCCAAAATTTCAAAAAATGTGGCGAGACATCATCGTCGAGCAAATTGGCCGCGACCGCATGACCATTGGTTTTAACGGCACCAGTCGCGCCGCAAATACCGATCGTGCCGCAAACCCACTGCTACAAGATGTCAATATAGGCTGGTTGCAAAAAATGCGCGATCATAACGAAGGCTCGCAAGTCATCGATGGCGTGACCATTGGCGCCGCCAACGAATTTAAAAATATCGATGCGCTAGTCTTTGCCGCAATTAACGACATGTTAGACCCATGGCACCGCACTCGCACAGACAACGTTGTTATCTGCGGTCGCAACATCGTAACCGACAAATACACCGGCTTCTTAAACGACCAAGAAAACAACAAAGCCAGCGAACGCGTCGCAACAGATGTGCTCATGTCTACCCGCAACCTTGGCAACACGCCAACAATACAGGTGCCGTTTTTCCCAGAGAACGCGATCTTTATCACCAGCCTTAGCAACCTTTCTTTGTACTGGCAAAAGCAAAGTCGCCGCCGCACCATCGTCGACAACGCCAAGCGAGACCAGATCGAAGACTACCAATCAGTCAACGAAGACTACGTCATCGAAGACATGGGCGCAGGCACGCTAATCGAAAACATCACAATCGCAGAAGAATCAGCCGCGTAAATAAAAAAAGCGATTCAATCATGGGGTTTAAAAGCCCCATAATTTTATTTAAAAAAAGGTTTAATCATGTCGACATTAAGAGCCCACAAAGCGCGCTGCCAAGCAAAAGCCCAGGCAACTAATCGTGCAGACCCAGCAGCGGCCGAGCGCACCGACCTAACTGCCCAAGAGCAAATGCTCGGCTTATTAGCTCAGCACAAATCAAAGCTGGCGGGCATCAGCAGCTATCAAAATGCGGCACAAGTTAAAGAAAAGATCGTCACTCAGTATGCAGACTACATCGATGGCGTCATCGCCGCCGACGAAGGTGGCCAAGACGACATCATCACGCACAATATGGTGTGGCTATTCGATATCAACGAGTTCGACCGCGCGCTCGACCTTGCCGAGTATGTATTGCACCACAATCTCGCAATGCCACAACACTTCGAGCGCAACGCCGATACATTCGTTGCCGGCGTCGTTGCCGATGCCTACCTAAAACACGAAAAACCCAATGCAGAGCAAATCATTCGCACCATCGAGCTACTTCAAGATGCCGACGTGCACGACAAAGTCGCCGCAAAATTGCATAAATCCTATGGCAGTATAAAAGAACAAAAAGACCCGGCAACCGCATTGGTACATCTTAAGCGCGCCTACGAGTTAGATGCCGGTTGTGGCGTTAAAAAAACCATTGCCAAATTAGAAAAAACAACGAACCCCGCCGACGAGTAGCCGCCTACACGCGAGTAGCAAAACACAAATGATTATGTTGCTCGCGTGTAACGCGGCCTACTTTAAAACAGGTAAAAAATGACGACTTTTGTATCAACAACCCCGGCACCCAATATAGACGTCGAAATAAAAAACGACGACGTCTATCCCGAGATCACCGTCGACTATTTGCTATCAAACTACCGCATAGATACCGAGATCAATAAAAATATCGTGCGCACGCACTTGCAAACAGCCGTTTACGACGTCAATGCCGACCTCGCCGTCGGCGACTTTAAGTCAACCATACAAAACCAAAGCCTCACAGACGAGCAAGCATTCCGCTACCGCGATGCCGTCTACTACAAAGCCAAAGCCGAGCTACAAATGACCTATCGCGACACCTCGGCCACTGCCGTCGGTCACGACAGAGCCGATGGCAAAGAAGACATCGCCGGGGACTCGCGCCGTTTGTCCTGGTCAGCAATACAAAAACTATTGGGCAATAGCACCAACCGAGTGCGCCTAATATGACTATCGTCATCAGCAAAAAAAACGACATGCTCGATCAGCTATGCCAACAATTTTATGGCAGCGTAGAGCCGCTCGAGCAAGTGCTCGAAGCAAACCCCAACCTCGCAAAAATCGGCGAGCAACTACCCGCGGGTATCCCGATCACACTGCCGGCAATCACCGCGCAAACCGAGCATCAACCCATCACCCTTTGGGACTAAAAATGAGCAACGCATCACCGGGGGACGTGAGTCTCGCAAACTTAGATAAAAGACTAGATCTTCTCACGCAAGAAGTGGCCAATGTCAGCGGTCAAATAAAATCAGTTAGTGCAGTTATCGAGCGCTTGGTCATCATCGAAGAGCGCTCGTCGGTTATAAGACAAGCGCAGCAAAAAGTTGAGCAGGACATCGCATGCCTAGAAGATAGATTCACAAAAGGTGAGATGCGACAAGCACGAATTTGGGGTGGTATTGCCGTCATTGTGATTGGCTGGGGCTTCGTCTCAGACCTCATCGTCAACAAAATATTCTCATGATTACCGTCCGCCGATTCGCCAGCGATAACAAAGCCTCCTTGTCAATTGTCGAGTACAAAGACCGTTTTGTGTGCTTCGGCCTAGAAGACGCCGCCCAAAAAACAAAAATACCAGGCAAAACCAGAATACCCGCGGGCACATACAAAATAAAAGTGCGCACACACGGCGGCTATCACAAGCGTTACCGCAATCGTTTCGAGTTCCACAATGGAATGCTCGAAGTGTGCGGTGTGCCAAACTTCACAGACATACTGATCCACATCGGCAACTTCATCAGCGACACAGCCGGCTGCCTACTCGTCGCAAACATCGCCAACAACAGCCGCGATAAAAAAATCGGCGACTCAAGGCGCGCCTATATCAAACTATACAAAATGGTAATCGCCCAGGCATTAGCGGGCGACCTAACAATCCAATACATAGACGAGGATTAAATGTTTAACTTTTTTAAAAAAGAAACAGTCGATGCCGTTGGCAACGTCGTCGAAAAAACCGGCACAGCATTCGACAAACTGTTCACCAGCGAAGAAGATAGAAGCGCCGCAAAAATAGTATTCGCTAAAATCAAATCAAAACCCGCCGAGTGGGCGCACGAGCTCAACATTATTAACGCCAACTCAACCTCGTGGTTTAACTCCGGCTGGCGCCCGGCTTTGGGTTGGGTGGGTGCTTTATCAGCATTATTGTATTACGTGCCCCAGTACGTCGTCGGTGCTTATGTGTGGCTATCGCTCGCATTAAAAACCGCCGCCGGTGACGAGCTACCCGCATACCCCGTAAGCGACGACGGGCTTTGGCAACTCATAGGCCTATTACTCGGCGGCGCCACAATACGCTCATTCGAAAAAATCAAAGGGGTCGCAAAAAACTAATGGATATCGTCGACAGAGCACAACAGCTCGAAGAGCGCGAGCGCGAAACCGCAATCGAAGGCATGCGCCAAAGTCATTTGCCATCACTCGCCAATTGCGAAGATTGCGACGAAGCCATACCGCAAGCCCGTCGAGATGTAACTACAGTAAAAAGCAGATCAAAAATGCAAAAGCTAACCAGTCTCAAGCAACACCTAATCGATGAGTTTGCCAGTCTCGCCAACTCACCAGAGAATATCAAAGTCTATGCCGACGAAGGCACCATTAAAATATTTGCAGGCTCGGCAAACAACAACTTTAAAATCAACTATATCGCAACGCTCGCCATTTACGACACCACCATCACCATTGCCCAAATGGGCTATGTGCTCTCTTTATGGTTACAGCAATACGCGCCCAATTTAAACCAAAACGACATTAAATTTGCCGCAGAAATCCTCACCAGCAACACGCACGACATAACAATTTCGCTGCCGCTAGAAGAAACCATCAAGCCGCAAATGCTCGACGAAGGCGTGCGCCTCGATCGCTCGCAAGACCAAATAGCCGACATCCAAGGCGGCCCACTCATCGACTACATCGCCAACAGAGTACCGCGTGGATAACAACCTCGCCGAGCTATCCCAATGGTCACGATCAACGCTCGACAAAATGAAACCGGCCAATCGCCGCCGCCTAGTGCGCAAAATGTTAATACTATTGCGCGCCAAAAACGTCGAGCGAATAAAAAACAACATAAGCGCCGATGGCGATGCATGGGAGCCAAGAAAGCGCCGCCGAAAAGGGCAACCGCAAAAAATGTTACGCGGCTTTGCCAAGATCAAGCGCTTTAAAATCAAACCCACAGCCAACGGCGGCACCGCAGGCTTTGGTAACAACCTGGTCGCACTCATACACCACGCAGGCCTACGCGACCAAATCGTAAAAGGCAGCGCCGCCACCATAAAATACAGCCCAAGGCCCTTGCTCGGCATAACGCCAGAAGAAGAGCAAGAGCTGCTACAAATGCTAACGGACGAATACCAATGATCACCCCAGAAATACTACGCAAAATCGAAGGCCTCATCACCATAGGCACCGTTAAAGAGGTAGACCACCAGTCACTACGTTTGCGAGTCAGCTACAACGACCCCCAAAACGAACACGCCACCAAATGGCTGCCATGGCCAGCCGATGTTGGCAAAAACTATATTGCCTGGCGGCCAATACGCGAAGGCACACAATTAATCCTCGCGAGCGAAAGCGGCGAGCTAAGCAACGCCGCCATTGTCGGCATGCTCTACACACCGGCCAGCAATGTATTGCCCGCCACGCGCTCACCCGATCTAGACCAAATTAAATTTAACGATGGCACCCAACTGCAATATAACAGCGCATCAAAAACGCTAAGCGTGCGCAGCGTGCAAAACATCACGCTAGACTCGCCCACCATCAACATAAGCTGCCAAAATTTTACGCTAGATGCCAACAGCGCCACTATCAATGCCAACGACTTATCAATAAAAGCACAGACCACGCACGACGGCTCGCTAGAGCAAAGCGGCGGTGACTTAACCTCAAACGATGTCGTCCTAGAAACTCACGACCATAACTTCCCCAGCCCAATAAATCCG